TCCCTATACGAATGAAGGAGTCTAGCTCTGCTGTTACATTGCCCGTACTGGTTTCGTTCTTCACTTGTAAGAAGATGTAGTCATTTTGGTCAAGGGTTGTGTTAGTCAAGATAGTAAAGAATGCTATATCCCTCCCTCCAGAGAAGGAATTGACCTCGCGTGTTTGGGTTGCCACCTCCACAAAACTAGAAGCACTATCATCCCACTTCTGCACCCGTACTGTTAAATCATCTCCTGTAGTACCGTCCAACTGAAGAGAGGCTACAATACTATACTCTCTTGGAGAGTTGCCAAGGTGCCTTAAAAAGTTAGAAGGAGAGTCAAAATGCTGTAAGTCCTGAGCAGCCCATGTCCCCTCTAAGTCATAGAAAGTTGTAGTGGAGGAGATAGTAGTGGCAGCTTCAGAAGTAATTTTTAACTCGCCGCCTTCAAACGTATTATTCAAACCTACATTCTCAGACCAAGCACTAGGCAAGTCAGCAGCAGAGATGTTCGGTGTGAGGTTGGAATCCCCCGCATCAAACGCCCCATTTCTTGACAAGATCATTCCGTCAAGTTGGAGGGTGGATGGATTTGGAAAGTTAGAAGGTGCAAAGTCTAAGTAGGCAGCACTGGCAGGAAGGTCAGTATTCATATTCGACCTAAAACGAGAGGCCATACTAAAGCCAACTCCTGCTTGAAACAAAGCTCCTGTCATGCCTACGTCAAGACTACGTACAATACTAGCCTCAATAAAGTAACCACCAACCCAAGTGCCAGCTAACGTGAGATTGGGTGTACCACCAAAACGACCAGTTCCAGTTTCAAAGCCCTGTCGGTAGTCTGTAATTGTCCCTAAAGAAGTGCAGTTGTTGTAGTTAATACGTGCAAATTCAAAAGCATCAAAGCCTGTGGCACTGGTTAGGTTGTATACTTGAGAGCTTGCCCCAGTGACTTCTATCGCGTAATCTTTGCCAACTAAGTTGCCACTACCACCACCCGGAGAGGTGAACATAGTATATCCCCCTGCACTTGATGTAAGCTTAGAGACATCGAAAGTGTGGCCTGCAAGATTTAAACCACCTGTTGGAACTTGAATAGTCTGAGAGCCCATGTCAATGATACCATCTATAAAATAGACGCTGGTGCTAGAGAGTGTACCTGCTAAATCTGAGGCATCTCTTACTACTATCAATTGGTCAAAAGGTTTTTGCCAAGCACCGCTTCCAGCACCATCTGAGGTGTAGACTTGTCCAGAAGTTGCTGTACTTGCACCCTTGGGTTCGTGTAGTTGTAGCTCTGGAATGTCTCTATGTTGAATATTTGCCATGTGTCTCCTCCTGACAATAAAAAAGGGGGAGAAGATTGCTCCCCTTCCCCCTTAAAGACTTATGTAGCTTACACTACGTATAAGTACTTAACCACTGCTGTACCGGCTGTTGGGCCAGTGATGGTTAGGTCAGCCGTTGTTGATACTGTGACATAGTTAGCCACTGCACCATTAGCTGCTGAGATGTCTTGAGCACCTACTGTAGCTGCTGAGATAGTGCCTGTGAAGAAATCTATGATCTCTGTCACGATAGCACCAGCTGGAACTTTTACTTTAACTCCAGTAGAGCTACCATCAAAGTTAACACTAATCTCTTTCGCTGCCCCAGCGGAAGGTGCTTCACCACCCTTAAAACCGCCTACTTCACGTTCACCATAGTGATTGATTACTGTGCCATCTACGTTAGAACCATCTGCCTTACCAAAAGGACTTGTTGCAAAACCCATACTATTCTCCTTATGCAATCGCAGTTGCAGATGTAATGATAACACCAAGGGTGTCAATACGCTGAATACCTAGGCCATATCGAGCTGATACTACAAACTCATCACGTCTCAAGTCTTTATTACGCTCACCTTCAACACGTGGCTGACGTCTCCATGCACCCATAACTGGCTTGCACTGATCGTCTTGTACACACATTGCAATGTTAGCAACTGCGCCAGTAACAGCGTTAGTGCCGTCTGAGAAGTTACCAGTAGGTAGGCGGTTAGACAAGATGATGTCAAAGCCATACAACTGACCAACAAAGCGCATACCAGCAGCCATACCACTACGTAAGATGTCAGCAGCAAAAGGCGTTACATCGTTAGTGATAGTTACTAAGTTGTTAAGGGTTGCTTCAACAACTGGGTCTGCAATAAATACACGACCTTGCATTGGCACGTTAGCCTTATCAAAAGCTAAACGCATAGACACTAGGTGTGATGTAGAGAAGATGTCGTTAGTCTCGCCAGAACCAATACGGTGAGCAAAACCATTAACTGAGTTTGGGTTAGCATCAGTCTGACCAGCGTTAGCAACAGCTAGGAAACGAGTTTCAAACTTCTCTTGTAAAGCACGAGTTGACTCAGCAGAACGAGCTGACATAAGTGCATCAATGTTATAACCGTCTTCACGCATGTCATCAGTAACAAACCAAGCATCACCATCATAATCAGTCATAGATAGAGTGATACGACCAGTGTCGATTGGGTTGTAAGTGAAGGCTTCGTTTTCAGTACCTTCTTGAATTGTTACAGAACCGATGGTAGGGATGTTTAAAGTATCACCTGAACCGAAGTCTGCTACGTTACGATAGAAAGACTCACCTAGCAAACCGTCATGTAGGTTCTGTAAGATAAAGTCTGAGTAAATCTCCTGCTCTATGAAAGCAGTTGTATTAGTAGTTAATTGCATTCTCTATTCCTCAAGATTCAATATTATGTTTGTTATAGACATGCTCACGTATCTTACGTAAGTATTCTATTTGTTCTTTTGTGGAAGCCCCTCGAAGTAAAGACTTCGTTGGAGGCTGTAAGCCTTCTGGTTGGTTGTAACTAGGTGGGATGTTTACAGACCCAGAGGTTGCTCTAGGTGCTGGTGAACTTCCAGTTTGACCAAACAGTTGAAGAGCTGCTTGTGGACTTGTCTGTGACAAAGTCTGAAGAGCCTCTACAGTCATACCTAACTCGGCAGCTTTAGCGGAGACCACCTCTTGTGTCTTATCTCCATACTTACCAAATAGTGTATCACTAACTTGCTTCTCGTTGCCTTGAGCCTGCGACTGCGCTGACTGTTGTGCTGAGAAGTTTTGAACGAGGTTTAACACGTCCTGCTCGTTCAGTCCACTTACTTGAGGGGTAATCTCAGGTTGGGGCTGCTGTGCAGTGAGCCGTCCTACAACATCTTCTACAGCTGATCTTTTCTCTAACTCTTCTCGTAGTCTTTTTATTTCCGCCTCTTTAGTTTCAACTTCTGTTTTTAACTGCGGGATGTAAGACTGTGAGTGAGACAGAGCTTCAAGAGCTGTATCTACGCTATTGTATTTCTGCTCTCCTTTCTCATTTCTTATCTTACTTAACTGGTCAGTAAAAGCAGACGCTTGAGAAGGTTCTTGTACAGGGGTTTCCTGTGATTGATTACTATTAAATACTGATGTCGGGTCTGACATTAAAATTCCTTTGTTTGATTAAGTGTAAGCTGTTTTTGATAGGTCAGCTAAATATTCTTAGTATACTACTATATACTAGATTTTTAGCGTTTTTAGTAGTTTTAATTTTCTAAAAGAGATATTATTTCTTCCATAGCACGTCTATAGCCAATACCATCTGCTTGCATATAAGCCCAACTAGGAGACTCATACTGTGCCTTGTTGGTTGATAATGATGTATCTATCTTCTCACTGCATAGTTCAGTTAGCCTAGCTCTTATAACTGTGCCAGACTTGAAGGCAGACTTAACGTCCACCTCAAGCTGAGTATCTAAACCTTTAGTCCATGTTGTCTTCATACTACTCCGGTGTAGGGGTTGTATCCCTAATCAATGCTTCTTCTTGAGAGCGTCCAACTAGACTCTGTGTCTCTTGCTGCTCAAATACAGCTATGTTAGGAGTAAAGATTTTATAACCACTGAGTCCTGTAATGTCCTCTACAAAGTCTGTTAGGGCTTTAGCTGAGGTGTGTGGCATTATCATCTGACCTAACGGAGAGTTGAATACAGTCATAACATTCTGCAAGTCCTGAGACTGCTTAGCAAAGTGTCTAGCTCCTATAGGCCTAACCACACCATTAGCTGTTATGTCTTCTCTAGTGATGCCTAGGAAGTCCTCAACGCCTAGTTCAGCATCAGTGATACGTATGACGTCAGTGATGTCTAGGTTACGTCTAGAAGTCTCTAGCATGTCATTTAGCAAAGGCTCTAGTAGA